CTATTTCACCTTTGGCCAAACCACCTTTTAATAACCTGTCGATTCCAGGAACTCCCATAGGAATTGGGTGACGAAAATCCTCATTTAAAACTTCATCGAGGTTTGAAAACACGTCCAACATTAAATCATCCCTTGTTCCAACTTGTAATGCTTCACGTACCAATTCTTCTAACTGATCATAGTTTTCAAACTCACCGCCATCAATTACTTTTTGGGCTTTGGTTATTGCTTTTTGTAATTCTTGTTGTTTACAGAATTTTAAAGCTTTTTCTTGAACAAATAAAGAACCATCAATAGGCGCAGATTTTATTTTAGCAAGGGTATCTAAAATTATTTTTAACGCAAGTTCTTGTTGGATTTCTGATTTTGAAATTTGTTCAATTGTTTCATAGGTTGGAACATGTTCATATTTTTTATAATATTCTTTAATCATTTGGACAATTAATTTAAAATACTTATTGTCAAAATAATTAGTATCTATTACCTGAATTATAGTTCTACCAAACTCTTTATCCACAATTATTTGATTCAATAATTGTAGTTGAAAATTGTTTCCTAAATACTCAAAATTTTTATTACCCATATTATTAAATATTATACTTGAGTATTATATTCAAGATAATCATATGACAATTCGTCAGATGAAAAAATGTCAGTTAAATCATTCAATATAGATTTTATTTGATTTCTTATATCTACAGTGTATCTTATCTTAGGTGGATAAATTTTGGCATCAAAAACTCTATGACAAATTGTCTCATTATTTTTCTTTATCATAATACTAAAATGTTCTGGTCCTTCAATAAACGAAGTATTCAAAATTTCAGGATTAAAAGTGATTTCGTCATTATTATCCAATAAATAAACAACCGATCTCATTTTTAATTTATATTGAAATTGATTAATTAAATCCCTAATATAATAATATAAATCCATAGAATTTTTCGCATCAGGATTATAGTTTCTTACATTAAAGAATCTTTGGATGATAAAATTGTCATTGACTTTCATCAAAAATTCAAGTTTTACTAGTTCTTGTTCTTTCATATTAAATTATTTGGTTTTAAAATTTCTTTTTTCTTTTCTAGTTAGTTTTAAAAATGGTGTAAGGAAATTTACCCATGTATTATCCCCCTTTGGTAGGTATTTGAAAAGACCATCTTCCATCATCATTCTGATAATGTTTCTATGACCTCTACCATCAGGATCTAATGTTTCAGAGTAATAAAGTTGTACAATGTTTTTACCTTCTTCGGTAATGATTGGTTTTGATAAGTCAATAATTTTTTCATTAATCTCAAAAAATTCGTTTCCGTAAATACCTGTTTTTGTTTTGCCAGTTAAAAGATTTTTTAAAACAGAATTGTCTTTATCTTCTTTTAACAGGTTTTCTGCCTTTATCAAAATATCGTTCAAGTTAACTTGATTGTCAAGTAACTCAGGAAATAATTTTACCAATGTTTTTTCACCCAAATAATATATACCATCAATATTATCGGACTTATCACCAATTAAAATCTTACACAATTTCACATTTTGATGAGGTACTTCAATTTCTTTAAGTTTAACCTTATCTCCATATTTATAAGTTTTTTTGGTATTGGGTGAATAGATTGAGACATTTTTTGATATTAATTGAGTTAGATCCCTATCCCCCGAAAAAATTGTGATATTCTCATTTTCAGCAATTTGACAATAAAACGCAATTAAATCATCGGCTTCGTTTTTATCAACATTAATTTGACGGATAAACATTTCCTCAAGATATTGTTTAACCCTTTCCTTTTGTTCTTTAAATGATTCTTCCTCGATAGGATTTTCAGGTTCCGATCTATATTTGTATTGCGGGTAGATTGTTTTTCGGGCTAGAGAGTTTTCATTTCCATCCCAAAAAACTAATACTTTGTCATAGTTATGTTCTTCAATGAATCTTCTTATTGTGTTTAAAAAATGCCAAATACCACCAATATGTTTTCCGTTATGATAAAAGTCCTTAACTCCGTGATACCCAATTTTAAATAAATTTAAGCCGTCAATTATTAATGTTTTTTTCACAAATTAATTTTCAAAGGGTTCAACAATTTTGTTACTTTTTATTCTTCAAAAATATCATCATTACTTTCTTCAATATTGTAATCTCCACCACCCAATTTTTGAACCCAATAATCTGAATACTCTTTTTTATATTTATCAAGAGCCTCCTTAGTGTCTGAAATATAACCATTATGAACTGCCAGAATCTTACCATCCTTATAGCCGAGACCGGTTATATGATTTTTCAAAATTGATATTCTTGTTCTAATGGCAAATGAAACTTTTCTCCCATTTTTGGTTGCATCAATATGATTGATGCCCGCCTTTTTTTGTTTACCAAATAAGAAAACTAATGATGACGCCAACCAAATGGCCTCACCACCTTTGGCGCGGATTTCTGGTTGAGACATAGGGGATGTCATGTCTACATCGGTCCATGGTTGATTCACAATAACCATAGTGTTATAAAAAGGATAGTCTTCTTTTCGCGACTTTGTTATCCTAGAATGTACCCCCATTCCAATTTTATCAGCTAACACACTTGCGTTTGCCATTTTACCTCCACGACCCTCAAATGTCATTTTACATGGGACACTTCCGATACTATCAAATAAAAAAACTAAGTTGTAGGGTAATGTCCCTTCTTCTTGCATATCCAACAATTCATTGATGTAGTCAGTTGCCTGTTCAATATAATCAAACGAATCGTTAAATAAAAAATCTCCATCCCAACTTCCGTCCTCTTTTTGATAAGCATTTACTCCCAATTCAACTGCGTGAGACCAACTCCACTTTCTTTCCGTGATTATAAAAACCGGTAGGTGTCCCTTTTTTTGAGCATCAGCGGCTGTTAATATTAAGGCCGTTGTTTTTGAAGAATTTGTGTGCCCTAAAAACATGTTGATTGCCCCCGCCGCTGGACCGGGTAATCCACAAGCATCCATAAAGGCTTCACCACAGTTGTAATACATCTCTGGTTTGTATTTCGTACTAGTCGAATACTTATTTTTTATTGTCTCTAATGAGAACTCTTTCTTCTTTAAAGCCATATTAATTGTACTTGAAAAATTCTTCTAAAGTCTCTAATTTATCTTTTGCGTTTGCAATTTTTTCTACAAGTTTATCCATTTCTTCAATGTGTTGTGGATGTTCTCCAATACCAACTGAATGGTCAAAATAAACTAGTAGGGAGGCTTCAGATTCGAGCATTTCTGCTTTGTACTTCGTAATCAAAGCTTCATACATTTTTTGTGTTATACGATTATCTTTATTCATATTATTTAAGTTTTTTTTTAAAAAATGAACATAGACACTATATCTATAATAATGTCTATGTTCGTTTAGATTTAGAATGGCATTTCATCATCAGGTTCTGAATTCAATTGTGGATCTTCATAAGATTGTTTTTTTCCACCAAATGTATTTTCAGACTCTTCTGAATTACTATAAACATAACCATTCTTTTCGCTATCCCATTTTGGGGTTTCTCCGCGAGCAATTGCTTCAAGATATTCTACAGGTTTTTTAGAGTAAACATCTTCCCATGTTAATTTATCTTCAATCCAAGATTTTGAAATTTCTTTATCTTCGTGAAGTGGAGATGGATCGTCATACATAACTGTTTGAATTACTGTATAATAATTTCCACTTGGTGTTTTAGATTTTGTAAGTTCTAAAATAATATCTCTACCTTTTTGTGTATCGGTTACATCACCTTTAGATCGAAATATTGGAATAATTTTATCTAAAATACCTTCATTTTTATAGTTGTGTTTAAATCTCCAAAATTTAACACCATCAGATTCATTATCTCGATCAATAACTTTAACAATATAAAATTTCCTTGATCTATATTGTGATGCCAACTTTTTATCCGATTCTTTTCCTGTTGACATTAATTCTTCATATACTTCATTTAATGGAGAACGTTCATTGTCATTTTTTCCCGGATCAAAGAATTTTTGCCATTTTCCATCAATTTGGACTTCATGAAACCAAACTTCTTTAAATGGTGAAGAACCATCACTTGTTGGAAGAATTCTTAATTTGCGTTGAGCTTGTTTTTCTTTTTCTCCCAAAATTGCCGCAAAATATTTTTTCATTCTTTCATCCTGTGACATTTTGGAACTGGTTGATTGTTGTGATTTTTCATACTGAGACAGTATTGCATCTAAACTTGTTGTCGCCATAATTTTAAAATTGTTTTTTTGTTTTTGAATTATAATTTAATTTTCTACATATGTCAAATTAAATCAAAAATTTTTAATATTTATGTTTGTACTAATAGAAAATGATTAAAAAAAAAATAATAAAAATATTGAGGGAAGAATCAAGACTTATAAATAAAAAAACCAAAATGTCTAATTTTATTCTAAGAAGACTTGATTTATTAGATACCCACATAACACAAAGTTATCATTGGTTAGATCCTAAAAGATTTAAGGATTTTGATGATTATTTAAATAGAGTTATTTTTAGTACAACTAGGGAGTTTACTAGTGATTTAGGTATATACGATTATCAAGAGATACTTAAATTAAGAGATGAATTAGAAGAAGATATTAAAAATATTATAATATCAAAATATTTGCGTGAAATTAAACATCATTATAATAGTCACAAATGAACCTACAAGAACAAATAACTAGAATAAAAGAAATGATGGGGGTAATTAATGAGGAAAATAGATTTCAAAAAATGGGGGAAGATAAATATAAATCTTGTTCTATGTCCGATATTACAAGAATGGAGATTATTGATATGTTTTTCAGTAAAGTAAAAGAGAATCCTGATTACCATAAGGAAAAACCTGATTTTGATTTACTAACAGATGACTGGGATGGTTATGATGACCAAGTATATATTCAAAATAAATTAGATGATGATACTATTATTTTTTATGAGGGTTGGGTTGATAGTTGTTGGAATGCGGTATATAACAAACCACAGTATGAGAATATGAGTGAAAAAGAAGTTATTGAAAGTATCATCACAGATAGATTTCCAAGAATTGCGGAGGAATTTAATATGTTTATAAAAGATTATGGTTATATATATCGTAATGGTTATATTATGTATGTAGAAATAAAATCCACCGAAAAACCCATCAGTCTTTAGCCGATTGGATTAAACTTTTAAAATTCTGAATATTTATATTTCAGAAGCCCAACCATCTTTAGTGGTTGGGTAGTTCACATGAACCTACAAGAAAACATACATAGAATAAAAGAAGTGATGGGATTGAGTGAACTTTATGACCCATCAGGGAAAAGTTATGAACCAAGTAAGTTTGTTTATCATAAATCAAATCCAGTATGGAGAAAGAATATTTTAAAAACAGGTTTATTAGTTTCTGTTGGTGATTGTTATAAAACATATTCTGAAAACTTTTCTAAAGAAGAATGTATTCCCGCCATCTTCGCAACTGATTCCGATAATGAAGATGAATGGTTCGAATCCACTTGGGATGATGATGTTTGGAGAATTAATACCAAAATTGCCGATGTTAAATGGTTTAAAGATAAACATTTCGAGTATGAAGGTTCTAAAAATAATCATATAGTAACATTTGAAGATATTAAACCTGAAGCTCTAAAATTAATATATAAAGGTACTGGTAAATCAAATTAATATGAAATTACAAGAAACAATAAGAAGGATACTCAAAGAGGAAACAAAGATGAACACTCGTCTCAGAAGAAGATTAAATATGTTGGATTTTGAAGTTGAATATAGATTAGGCGCAACATATAGACCTGATAACATATGTCAATATAAGGATGGAAATGAACTAGTTGAGGTTGTAATGGAGTCCGCAATTGAATCTATGTATTGGAATTATTTTGCAAATACTGATGATAATTCAGGAGAGTGGAGTGAAATATATTATGGTATGGTTAAATATATTAAAGACAAATACGGAGAAAAAATAAAAGAATACTATCACATTAATTGTGGAAACTAATATGAACCTACAAGAACAAATATCAAGAATTAAATCAATGATGGATTTAAACGAATCTGAATCAAAAGATTTATCTAAATTAATTAAAAAAATTTTGGAAATAAATTTATTAGCGTATCATAAAAACGTGTTATGTAAAGTTGAAGTTATTCATCCAGATAACAGAGAAGTTTTAGAAGGTCAAAAAAAATATGATCATTATGGGGTTTACCTATATGTTATTGGTGGTTATGGAACAGAGTATTTTCCCCAAACAATGGCAGTACATGATATGTATGAATATTTAATGAATAAAGCTTGGGATATTGTATATGATAATTTTGTATTACCAACAGATGTTTATCGAAAAATGATAAAAAAATGTGAAGATAATTAATTCTAAAATTTTAATAGAATCTTTTTAATTGTTCGGATTCATCTTCAAAGTTTCTAAAACTTTTTCTTATTTCGTTTGGATTAAAATTTTCAACATCTTCTTGGGATATAACATATTCATTTTTTCCGCTACGTTCCATTTCAGGTAATTTATCATCAAAAAAATCTGTTAACTTTTGATTGAATGGTCCTGAATCCAAACTTCTAAGTTCTAATTTTTCTTGTGGAGTTTTTGGTTTCATTTTTTCAATCTTTTGTTCTAAATTATTTAATTTTTCTACCATATTATCCATAACAGATAATTTACTTTCTAAATCTTCCATATGTTTAAATAAAGTATCAAAATATTCTTCTTGTTTATCACCAATATTTTTTTGTGATGTTACCAAATCAGTAACATCAACTTCTTCAGTTTCTTTTTTATCTTTTTTCTCATCACCAATTTTTTCAACTTCTGTATCAGTGGCCAAATCCACAGGTGTAGATCCTGTTGTTGGTGCGGCTGGCGGTGGTAATGCAGCTTCTCCTCCAGGTGGCGGTGGTAATGCAGCTTCTCCTCCAGGTGGCGGTGGAACTTCTTGTTCTAATACGTATTTATTTATCTTATGATATCTTTCAATCTCCTTAATAATTTTATTATCAATTTTCATCTTATTTTTTTTTAACCGTTTAATAATTGTTTTACACCGTTTAAGGTTTCAACTTGAATTTTTTTATTATTTTTCATTGTATTATCTACTCTTTCTATTAATCCATCTTTCATTCTTATAACATAACATTCACCAGTATCTAAATCGCATACTTGTTTAGATCCATTTCCAAGATCTTTTTCGGTTACTTTAGTGTCTTTTCCAAGATAACTATCCAATAATAATTTAGTGTTCATATTTTTTTATTTATAAATATATGAAAAAATTAATTAATTCAATTTCAATTGATGTTGTTCCAATATAATAATGCATAATTGATATTAGTTTTAATATTTTCAATTTCTACCGGATCTGTTTTACTCCAAATATTTGGGTCGGCGGTTTCACTTGTTTGATTTAAAAATAAAAATTTTGCAATACTATCAATATTAAGATTTCCATCATTTGTATTTGTGATATCATTCATTCTATTCGACCACCAATTTACCAAGAAATCTAAACAAGAATCCACATTTTTAAAAGAAACATAAGGTATCAAATCTGTATTACAATAATATTTTTCATTAAAGTAAGTATTTTTAGACCCCCAATTCATATCATTACCAAGTGCGGTCACATCCAAATATATTGCCGCAAAATTATTTTCACTTGTTTTTAACAAAATATTATTAGGATTTGTATTATTATCCGAATTTGTACTTAAATAAATTTTAGAAAAAATACATTTTTGTAATTTATCATTTTTTGTTTTATTAATAATTTTTGTTTTTAAATCTTTTAAAGTTATTGTCGTTGTCGTGGTATTCGTTATTTGTTGATATTTTGCATAATTTGTGCTTGCAGAACAAGTTTGAGTTGTTATTGTATTAACTCTTGGAGATGTAAGACCGTTTAATGCTGTATCTCTTTGAGATAGATCACTTTTTTGATTTTCAATTGTTTTTTGTTGTTTACCAAGTCTATCTTTTTTAATTTGTTCTTGTATTGATTTTAACAAACTATTTTTTAAAGCTTGTAAATAATTGTCAGGTATTGGTAATTCAGAAATATTTTGTCTAACCCCTGTAAATACGGTTTCAAATTGACCTGGTGTTATAACATGGTTTACAGATAAAATCATATAAGGGCCATAAAACATTGGTACGTGCCTTAAATTAAAGTACATTGTTGGTTGTAACATAGCATTACCTAACATACTAACAGTACAATTATAACTTCTTGTTTTATAAAGATTGTATAATGAAAGATTTTGTGTGGTTGTACCCCTATTTGATGACTGATTTGCCATTTGATTTAATGAGGCCAAATTTTCTGCGGTTGGCGTTCCACCTTGCATATCAACTTGAAATCCGTGAAATATGGATTGGTTTTGGGGTCCTATATCCACATTAAAACCTACTACTTTATTTGATTTATCCCAATCTTTTT